TAGATTGGCGTCGGCTATAACTGGTGGAAAAGCTAGTGGTATTGATTACAAATTATTAGAAAATGGTTGCGATACAAATTCATCCGCATTAAGATTAGCAAAAAAAACAAGAATGCTTCGTGTCCGAACGAGAAAAATACACAAGTTAAAACTCTAGCGACTATACACCAAATCGGCAGTTCCCGATTGGAAACGCAAAACATTAAATCTCTCTTCCATTACAGTAAGATTGTAATTATACTTGTAAATACTCGTTGGTTCTTTACTAGTTGCGATTACGTCGCCAGTCTCGGGATCGCAAATTGTTGTGAAATTAACATTAGAAAGGTCAAGTGGTGGATTATTATGATTATTAAATTCAAATTCTACATTTTTAAATTTATTAGTATTAAACGCGCCGCTAGGCTGATATTTGCGATTATCGGTACTCAGCGAAAAATTATAATGATATAAACCATATTTCGAATTACCTTGTGTGCTGTTATATTTTTCTATTTTATCATAAATACCAGAAGGTAATAAATTCTCTCTATATTTGCCATCTGTTATAATTGCGAAGTCTTTCATAATTTCCTTTTTATTGGTCTGTTCATATATAGTTGGTTCATAACCGGTGATGAATATGTTTTTAGATGTATCATCGTTTTGATATATATTGTTTGTTGTATAAAATATAGGGTTATTAGGTGTGTTTAATTCGTTTAATTTTTGAAGACTGTTAGGTAAAATATTTTCATAAGGCCAATTTGTATAATTAGACCATTCATTCCTTTTATAAACATCGTCTCGCTGATTATACCACATCCAATTTGAAATCAATCCATTACTTTCAAGATTTATCTTGTTTGATTTGTTAACTCTCTCAAAATTATATTCATAAACCTCTTTTATTAGATATTCCTGTGTATTATTTGCAAATAGTCTTCTTTCTACAGTATCTAGAAAACATTGAGTAGTCATTAAATGAATATCGGTGTTTATATTTGTTCGCTGGTCTTCATAAATGGTTCCTTGTGTTATATCCCTCGTCGGTGGTTCCTGAATAAATCTATGAAAACCGTAGCGTATATCTTTATTTTGCTCTGCCTGTATCCTTGGTATTTCATTATAATTGTTGTATGGTAGGTCATATAATATATCTTTGATTGTAAATAATGATTGTATCGGTTTTAATGTAAAATGAATTTCTAATTCGGCATATTGTAAGCATATTAATGGTAACGCCATGCTAGTTAATAATGAGAACCAAGTATTTAATGGAATGTATAAGGTTTGACTTAAAATACTTGGTTCTACGCCATTAAGACTTCCATCATGCATTCTGAAAGCATTGGGGTAATTATTATCACGATTAGAATAATTAGCAGGATCATTTAGTTCAGACACATTACCTGTCATTATATTGAATAGTTCTTTCTTGGTGTTATCAAAATCACGCTCTACGGCATTACGCAAATAATTGCCAGAAAATTTTTGAATTGTTCGTCCACCAATAGTGAATGTTACTTCATCGATTAAATATGAACCGATATTTTTAATCCATTGAAATTCGTAAGGTCGGTATTCTGTTGTAGAATTTTCAATGTGTTTATATACAGGACTCCATATATTAGGTAATGTAATGACTAAATATGTATCTATTAATAAATCTGCATATCTTGGTATTTTGAAACTAACGTTTGTATTTTGTGTTAGATGTATATTTGTTTGTCCTTGCTGGTCTACTCTATATTTTTGCAACCCAAAATTGGTATATTTTGCATATTTGGATTTAAAAAACGATTTTGTAGGGTTTCCATTTAATATTATATTTTGATTTCCTACGGCTATTAAATTTAATAGTCCTCCCGCCATTATATATTAATACTTATAATTTTTATTTATTATAAAATATATTTAGTGTTTTATAATAAATAAATTATATACATATAATTTAACATGAGTAATACAAATATCAAAAATCAATTCAAAGAATTGGGTGGAGTAATTAAATCAGGCGTTCAAAATACTATGGGAATTAATCTACCGAATGTCTCTTCTCCCGTGTACATTATTGTTGCATTAATTATAGTCGCTGCTATAATTTTTTTGGTAATAAGTTGGATTTTTTATACATTAAATAAAAAGGGTGCTGCTTGTAATAAATTAGATAAGATATATTTAGATAATAGTAAGCATAAGACAACTTCTTTTTTAACAATTCAGGGTAATGTTAAATCCAATGCGAAGCAGCAGGGCAGTCCTATAAATTTCTTTGATAATGAAAACACGAGTTTGATTAAAAATTATTATATTAAAACAGCTTATAATGCTTGTTGTGGAGATGGTTATAAAAATAATTTTGTTAATATATGTGCTTTAGAAAAATGCATACAGTTAGGTGCTCGTTGTTTGGATTTTGAAATATATTCTTACAATGGAGAGCCAATAGTCGCTGCCTCAACCGCTAATAATAATTCTATTAAAGAAACATACAATTATATTAAACTGTATGATGTATTACAATTATTAAATTCAAAATGTTTCGATGAAACATACACTTCTTGTTCCAATGACCCTATGTTTTTACATTTTAGAATAATGAGTGAAAATAAAGTAATATATGATAAATTTGGAGATTATATCAAAGAATATATGCTAGGAGACAGAAATAATTTGCTGGATTATGAAAAGTTTAATTATAAAAACTCCAATCAAGACGGATTATTACAATCGCACATTGCTTCAGGACAATTTTATAATAAATTCATTATAATGGTGAATACTATGCACGTTCCAATATTGGATACCAGTAGATTAGCAAAATACGTCCATATTCGTTCGGGTTCATCTACTATGCGATTACTGCGTTATGAAAATCTGGTGGCAGCAGGCAAAAATAATCCGTTGATGGTAGATGAATCGCACAGAAGTCTATCTATTGTTTTACCTAATGTAGATAATAGTTTGGATAATTATGATCCATTATTACCATTTAATAATGGGTGTCAATTTGTGGGTATGAAGTTTCAAAATCTTGATAATAATCTGCTTGGATATTACAAAATGTTTAAGGATAATGGTGGATTTTCGTTCGTTTTAAAACCAAGTGATTTACGGAGAGATATTATAGAAAGCGAACCAATAGCAACTGGTGTTAGATTAAACGAACAGCAATCTGTTTCATTAAGTTTTCAGTAGATAAAAACCCAAAAAACTTATAAGAATATATATATATATTTATATATATATATATATATAAAATGAATGATAGACAATTTCAAGAAAAAGAATTAAAAATATTGAGAAACGCAATAGATAGTGCGTCAGACGCTTTAGGTAAAAAAATGGTTCAGTCCAATAATATTACGCCTATCATAAATATTTTAGAGAAATTTTTAAGGAACAATCCTACTCTTTGTTATGGCGGTACAGCAATCAACAATATTTTACCTGAAAAAGATAGGTTTTATAACAAAGATATTGGGGTTCCTGATTATGACTTTTTTTCGCCAAATGCTGTTACATGCGCAAAAAAATTAACAGATATATATTTTAAAGCGGGTTATAGCGAAGTGATGGCAACATCAGGTGTTCATACAGGTACATATAAGATATATGTGAATTTTATACCGATAGCCGATATTACATATTTAGATAAGGATATATTTACAAATTTACTGAAAAAATCCATAAAGGTGAATGGTATTGCTTATTGCCCCCCTAATTTTTTAAGAATGTCTATGTATCTTGAATTATCCAGACCTATGGGCGATGTTGGTAGATGGGAAAAAGTATTGAAGCGACTGGTATTGTTAAATATACATCACCCATTATCGGGCGATAATTGCTCGCAAGTAAAATTTGCTCGTAAATATGAAGGACCTAAAAATCATGCTGTTAATATTTATAATGTAGTAAGGCGTTCTGCTATAGATCAGGGATTAGTTTTTTTCGGTGGCTATGCGTCTGGATTGTATGGTAAATATATGTCCGCCAAAGAGAGAAATCAAGTTGTCAAAATACCAGATTTTGATATATTATCCACTGATGCAGAAAGTAGTGCTGTAATAATTAAAGAACAACTGAAACACGCTGGTTATGACAATATAACTATAAATAACAAGCCATGCGTAGGAGACTTAATTTCTATGCATTATGAAATCGTGGTTACGTACAAGAATAAAACAGATGTATTATGCTATATATATAATACTACTTCATGTCATAGTTATAATAACATCACTATTGATGGTGAAAAATTGAAGGTTGCGACAATTGATACTATGTTGAGTTTTTATTTAGTTTTTATATATATTGACCGCCCATACTACGATGTTAATAGATTACTATGTATGTCTGAATATTTATTCAGGGTTCAATTGAAAAATAGGTTGGAACAGAAAGGATTATTAAAGCGTTTCAGCATAGAGTGTTATGGAACACATCATACATTAGAAGATATTAGAAGCGAGAAGTCCAATACCTATAAATCTCTCCGTGATAAAAAATGCGGTCGTGGTTGCAAAGAATTTGATATGGCTTTCCTGCGCTATATACCAAGATCGGATATAGTTGTTGATAATTCGTGCAACAAAACGCCTGAATCTAAAAAAACTAAACAGACGAAGAAACAATATAAGGGTCTCTCCATAATAAAATCTAAAAGCCAGTCTAAAAAATATAAACGGTAATTATAATTTATATTTAGTTCGGTCAATATTATAAACACGGCATTTAAGGTTATTGGTTTTTTTACATTTAATTGTTTTCCCACTAACTATTTTTTTTATTTTACAAGTTTTATTGGTTATAATACATCTATTATAAAATGATTTCTTAATATCAAGTATGTATGGTATTAATAATTCTGGACTGCTTTCCTCTGGGTGCCCTTGGAACCCGTAAAATGGAAAATTTTTATGTTTTATAATTTCTATAAACATATTACCGTGTTTATCTTTTGTTTTTG